GAAGCTATTGATTCAATGATCTCAGAAAAACTTTCAGAAGAAATCGCAGAGTTCCAAGAAGACCGTAAGCAGTTAGCTGAAGCAAAAGCAAAGTTTGCTGTTGCACAGCGTTCAAATGCAAATCTAATGAAAACATTTGTTTCTGAGCAACTAGCAAAAGAAATCAAAGAACTTCATCAAGATCAAAAGGCAATGGCTGACAAGTTTGTTGCTCTTGAAGATTTTGTAGTTGAATCACTTGCAAAAGAACTTGCAGAGTTTTACGAAGACAAAAAAGATCTTGCCGAAACAAAAGTACGTCTTGTACGTGAAGGCAAAGCTCACATTAACAAAGTTAAATCAGACTTTGTTAAGAAAAGTGCAGCATTGGTATCAGAAACAGTGTCAAAAGGTCTTACAAAAGAGATCACGGCACTTAAAGAAGATATCGACGCAGCACGTAAAAATGATTTTGGCCGCAAACTATTCGAGGCATTTGCAAACGAATATAGTCACTCATATCTAAATGAGAAGAGTGAAACTGCTAAACTTCTAAAAGTTGTAGATACTAAAGATCGTCAACTATCAGAAGCAAAGCAAGCAGCGGTTAAAGCAATCAAACTTGCGGAAGCAAAAGCTCATGAGGTCAAAAAGATCAACGAGTCTATTGCTCGCAACGACACTATAAACAAGTTGATAGCTCCATTAGGAAAAGATCAGCAAGGTATTATGATGGACTTACTGGAATCAGTTCAAACGCCAAAGCTTCAAGCAGCGTTTGACAAATATCTACCGGCAGTTATTGACGGTAAAGGTCCAGCGAAGCAGAAGGCAGTATTATCAGAAGGCAAAGAAGTAACAGGCAACCGTGAAAACATGACATCAAACAAAGCAGACGCAGCATTCGACAGCAATGTCGTTGACATTAAGCGTCTAGCTGGATTATAAAGAGGAGAAACCAATGTCAGAACTACTAGAAAGTCGCTGGCAGGACACAAAGACAGCACTTCTTGAAGGCCTTCAAGGCACAAAGAAATCAGTTATGGCAACTACACTTGAGAACACTCGCAAGTACTTGTCAGAAACTGCAACAGCAGGTGCTACTTCTGCCGGTAATATCGCAACTCTAAACCGTGTGATCCTTCCAGTGATCAGACGTGTTATGCCAACAGTTATTGCAAATGAACTAGTTGGCGTACAACCAATGACTGGACCAGTGGGTCAGATCCACACACTACGTGTACGTTACAGCGACACAGCAGGCACAGGTGCAGCTGGCGCAGTAGCAGGTGAAGAAGCACTAAGCCCATTCAAGATTGCAGAAGCGTATTCAGGTAACGCAACTACTGCAAAAGCTGATGCAACAGCAGCACTAGAAGGTGCAGCTGGTAACAGACTAAGCATCCAGATCTTAAAGCAAACAGTCGAAGCTAAAACTCGTAAGCTCAGCGCACGTTGGACTTTTGAAGCTGCTCAAGACGCACAGTCGCAGCATGGCATCGACGTAGAAGCAGAGATCATGGCTGCTTTGGCACAAGAAATCACTGCTGAAATCGACCAAGAAGTTCTTGCTTCACTAAGCACACTTGCAGGTACTGGTTCTGATTCGTTCGACCAGGCAGCAGTAAGCGGTACAGCTACATTCGTTGGTGACGAACATGCAGCTCTTGCAGTTCTAGTCAACCGTGCAGCAAACAGAATCGCTCAGCGTACACGCCGTGGTGCAGGTAACTGGGCAGTTGTATCACCAGCTATCCTAACAGTACTACAAAGTGCTACAACTTCAGCATTTGCACGTACTACAGAAGGTACATTTGAAGCACCAACAAACACAAAAATGGTTGGTACATTAAACTCAGCAATGAAAGTATATGTAAACACATATGCAGCAGACGACGATGTACTAGTTGGTTACAAAGGTACTAGCGAGTCAGACGCAGCAGCGTTCTACTGCCCATACATCCCACTAATGAGCAGTGGTGTTGTTCTAGATCCATCAACATTCGAACCAACAGTATCATTTATGACACGTTATGGTTATGTTGAGCTATCAAACACAGCATCGTCGCTAGGTAATGCGGCTGACTACCTAGAGAAGGTAGAAGTCACAAGCAACAACCTAAGCTTCAGCTAAGTTTTACTAAAATAAGAAAAAAGGCCCTACGGGGCCTTTTTTTATGAGTAAATACTACAAGGAGTACCTAACATGGAAACAGGAACAATATACAAGTACAATAAAAATAGAAAATACAGTGTGATTCTACCAGATCAATGGAAAACATGTAGAATGGATGTGTTGTTTGAATCTAATAGTTTTGATACAACATTAGGAGAAAAAGTACAATACACTTGGGTAGAACGCAACGGAAAAAGGTATGCTCAAAACCTTCAAAAACTTGACACATAATAACCCATTTTTACGAAAATGATAAATACTATTGTCGAGAGGAGAGCCTCTTAAGAGGACTTATGCTGTACCCACAGCGTAGACCTAGAACGTCAAAAAGGAGAAAACAATGGGACGTCCACTAAAAAAAGATGCACTAGGTGTTGATGCTATCGGATCATTTACAGGAGCAGCAACTGGTGTAAGAGTAGAGTTTTACGATTCAGCATTAAGAACAGACGGTGTTATTATTAAACAGCGTGGTGCAAAAACTTTTAAAGTTTGTCAAGTTGGAAATGTTGCAGGTAACAAAGGCAAAGATTCAACAAATACTACAACAGCAGTTTTGAAAAATGGTGCACCTAGTGCAGCAGGAGAAATGAGATTGTTTGGTTATGTAGGATCAAACTCAGGATCTGAAACAAACATTGCTAAGATTACAAAACGTGTTGCAACCGATTTTTCAGGCAATAGATATACTTGGGCACTTGAAAACGATTCATCAAACGACTATATTGTATTAACTGCTGTCTAAGGAGATATAGATGGCAAGTTATGTCAACAAAGTAGGTGCAAACTATTATGAAATAGAACTTGAAGATACAGGTACTCCTGAGTTCAAGCTCAATGTTGGTAGTAACGGTAAAGTTACTATTACAGGAGATCTTGATGTTTTAGGTGATTCTACAAGTATCGGATCAAGTGAACTTATTGTTGACGATAACACAATCACTGTTAACAATGGCGAAACTGGTTCAGGTGTAAGTTTAGGCACTGCTGGTATTATTGTTGACAGAGGTACTAGACCAAATGCAGAAATGTTTTTAGTTGAAGCTCTAGATACTATTAGAGCAGATACTAGAGTACAAGGTGCTATTGCGTTCCGCGAAGAAACAAGTGAAGATTTAATAGGCATTTATACCTCAAGTATAAAAGTTAAAAATCAACCAGATAACTTGTATCTGTTAAGCGGCGATCCAACTGATCCCCCAAGTACATGGAGCACTGGATTAGTTACAGTAGCATACACATATAACTATGAAGAAAACATTTGGCCTAGAGTAGTACCGGGTGCAGATATCGGATCTGATCCAGGGCAACCTGATAATCTTACTGCACCAAATGATTATGATGCACTAGTTAACGTACAAGGTTTGTTAGACTATGTAAAAGCATACAATACATATAACTTCCAAACCAAAATAGAAGATGGTTCTTTAAGCGTTACCAAAGTTGAAGTAGTTGACTTTGAAACATCAGGTCAACCTAGTAAAATATCTTTAACAGTTGATAATATCGAAACAGCAGCAGTTTATGAAGATAGATTAGTTGTTGAAAGTTTGGTATTTGGTGGTAATGTTGCAGGGACTAGTATCTATACCGGAGATGTAAACGGTACACTTGTTTTACAAGGTGATAGTACTGGAACAGGAACAGGTAGTGTACAAATAAACGACAAAATGAACTTTCTTACAAAAGCTGAACCAGCCGCACCATCAGACGGTGTTACAATATATGGCAACACACTCGGTGACGGCGGTACAGGTTTGTTTTTTGTAAATACCGATGGTACAAAAGACGAGTTTGTAAGCAGAAACAAAGCATTACTTTATAGTATAATATTTTAAGGAATAACAATGGCAATATTAAACGCAGCAATAGCAACAACAGATACAAACTTGTTAACAGTTCCTTCGAACAAAAGTTATGCGATTACAACAATCATTGTTTGTAATACATCAGCAGACGATGGTACAGGAGTAAATGACACAAAGTTTGATATGCACATTATTCCAGACGGACAAAGTAGATCGACATCAAACTTAGTGTTAAATGATCTTGATGTAGCAGCAGCAGATACTTTTACTTTTTCGTTAGAAAGAGTTATATTAGACGAAGGAGACCGCGTTGTCCTTGTAGGTCAAAGTCCTGCAAATCTAAGCGCAACTATTAGTTATTTGGAAGTGTAAATGAGTTTTATTAAAAAGCAGACAATACATCAAAGAAAAGTAGGCGACAAATCGTTTATACTTACTGCCGATGGAAATCTTGAAATAAATCTTGCAGACGGCAAGGAAGTTCGCATTGATGCAAATGTGATTACAACAGGAGATACCACTGGTCCTAAAGTAGCAAA